AAAGGCCATTAAAAGATTTATTAGATAGGTGGCTTAAGAAATGAATAAATTATTTTGTGTAGTATTAATGATGACAGTCGCCTTTGCTGCAACACCTAAATATAGTACCACTTCTGTAGTAACTTTGGCTGGAGCAGTTTTAAAAGCTGCTGCCGGTACTGATACAGTTATTAAAAAACCAAAACGTAAAGACTGTCCTGTTTGCAAAGGTAAAGGATGGTATATTAGTGGTGACGGAATTAAGAAAATTGATTGCAATTATTGCGAGCCAGAAGATGGATCAAAACAAACCAGTAATATAATCTATAGATGATATGCTACGCTGTATAACCTACTATTTTAATCCTAAAAATTCTGATAAGATCAGACAGGATTTTGTCAACTTTAAAGACAACTTTAATGCACCCTTAACTGTGGTTGAGGTAGCTTATCCCGGACAGTCATTTTGGATAGATAATTCTATTCGGATATCTGCTGATGAGTCTAACATGCTATGGCAACCAGAAAGACTAATCAATATAGGTATAGAGTCTTTAAAAAATACTGTAGACCAAGTTGCATGGTTTGATCCCACTATTATTTTTGAAGATATGTTGTGGTTTAAAAAAACTCAGACTTGCTTAGACACAAATATAGTGTGTCAATTATTTAGCGATGTTAATGATGAGAAAGGATATTTGGCTAAAGCACAAGATCCGACTTATGATTTTAGACAAACTAATGTCGTAGCTAATCCTGGAAGGTATGATTTGGCTTGGGCTGCAAGAAGAGAGATTATATCTAATGGTATTTATGATTTTTCTGTTGTAGGAAATAATCATTTACAACAAATTTTAACATGGCAAGGAGCATGGAACAATGCTTATTGTCAGATGTTTGTTCCAGAAATTGCTGTACCAATATTGTCTAGACCTATGCAAGATTTTCTGAGTGTGAAAAATCATCTAAGTTATTTACATGATATAAAAATTACTACTACTAGCACAATTAGAACTGTATATACTTATGCTTTAAATGATTTTCTTTTTGATATAGATGAAGACATAGCAATCGGCAGTAATGGTTTATGGCAGTGGACTAGTGATAAACCTGGATTGCATAAGGAGGTTAAAGATATTTTGTGAGTATAGCATTCATAACGTCGTACTTTAATTTTACAGATTCTAAAAGAATTAAAAATAATTATATAGAATTTCGCAAGCGTTTTCCTTACAAGCTATACACAGCAGAACTAGCATTAAATCACCAACAGTTCTTTATAGACGACAGCCTTAAGTTTACGGCAACAGAAAACAATATAGTTTGGCAAAAAGAGAGACTATTAAATCTTTTGATAGAAACTCTACCTCATAATACAGATATTATTGTTTGGGTAGACTGTGATATTGTTTTTAATAATAACAGTATATTAAAAGACATAGATAAAGTTTTAAATCAATATCCTGTGGCACAATGCTTCGATCAGGTGTACGAAAGCTCTATTAATTCTACACACAACAACATGTCATTTGCACAAGACTATCTTAATGAAGAAAAACAAGATTGGCCAGCCATAGGTTTTAGTTGGGCAATGAGAAGAAACGTAATAGATGATGGTTTGTTTGATTTAGATATATTAGGAAATAACGATTCTTTACAATTAATAGCTTGGCTAGGTTGGTGGGATCATCAACAGGTTTTGGCTTTGCCACCACACATGCGGCAAAAATACTTGTTGTGGGCAATAAAAAATAATGAGAATGTCAATGGTAGAATTGGGTGTATTAAAGGTAGCATAGAACATCTATATCATGGTAATGCTAGCAATAGACAGTATTGGGCTAAAAATAAGATTTTACAAAAACATATGTATGATCCGGAAACAGACATTGGGATACACAAAGGACTTATAGAATTACTCCCAAATAAGCCAGAATTAAAACAAGATATATGTCAATATTTTATAGACCGGAAAGACGATGAGTGATAAAGAATTATACAATAAAATTTTAAATCAAACTATAGATGATATCGACGACAATATAGTGTATAATACTGCAGGGTATGCTCCTGTTGCTGGTACTAATACTGGAGGCTATCCTCCAACAGTAGTAGGTGGCGGTCCAGCGGTTGAAGCTAAAGCCAGTATTGCATCAGATGGCAAGCTGAAAACCCAAGCCAAAGGTGGTAAATTTTACATTCAAATTAAACCGAGTTAACATTATGAATGAATTAGAAAAAATTGCAGGAAAAAATTGCTATAGATTCTGACATAGACCCAAAGGCTAACTTTGGTAGTGTCATAGTTGTTATTATGTTGATTGGGGTATTTCTTACTTTGATCAGAGTTATACAAGATTGTAACAAAACAGAACTCAAAATGCTGACTAGTACTGAACAAAAATGTACTGCTTATGCTAGTCATATTAAAACATTAAGTGTAAGGCGTGGATGGTATACCAAAATGCGTCTTAAAAAAATATTACGACAAAATATGCCAAGGGAAGAATATAAAAAACATGGAAGTGTTTTGTGTGAGAAAATATTGGACGCTGCAAGCGATTTGAGTCACGAACAAGTTCATTCTTTAATAGAGGTAAGCAATGTTTAGTTTATTAATATGGTGTGTATACGGTATTTTTGTAGGGTCTATTGCTAAGAGTATAGTTCCTGGTGAAGAAAAATTAGGGTTTTTTCAAACAGTAGCCCTTGGTGTTGCTGGGTCGTATTGCGGCGGAGCAGCATCTTATTTATTAGGATTTTATAGTGCGTTAGAGCCTGCGGGAATTTTTATGGGGATTGGTGGTGGCGTAGTTGCTCTTTTGGTTTATAATAAACTAACAAAGAGTTAACTCCACTACAGTATCTAGGATTATAATGTCAAGACCAATAGCAATATATTCATATAATCGTTCTTTTTATCTTAACCAGTGTTTAATGTCTTTAAAGCCCCAGGTTGAAGACAGCGAAATCTTTTTGTTTCAAGATGGAGCAAGGATTTTACTAAACGAAACAGATAAAGTTGAACAAAGTGTAAATGTTTTCAAAAAACACTTTCCTCATGGTACTGTATTTCACAGTCCGGTAAATCTTGGCGTAGCCTTTAATCAACAGCGTGCTAGAGATTTTATGCTTGATAGGTTTGAATCTGCTATATTTATAGAAGACGATATTCTTATCAATGAATATTATATCAAACAACTGAATCTATTAATGGATAAGTTTAAAGAAGACAAAGATATAGCTATTGTTTCTTGTTTTGGAGAAAGTAATAGACATCCAGACATATATCCTAGAATGAATCATCTAACAAAATATGATGATTGGCATAAATGTCAAGATCGCAATAAACACAAATTTATGCAAGCTGAACATCTCTGGGCTTACGGTCTGACAAGACATGCATGGCATACTATTCGACCTTTTATGGAGGGATACTACGCTATGATTCCTGATGACTATAGAGGTAGACCACACGAACATATTTTGCAATATATTGATCAATACGGAATAGACACTAATAAAACAGTAACAAGTCAAGATAGTGTTACTTCAGCCTTTTTAATGCTGCATGATTTTATGAAGGTTTCTACATTTACTATGAACGCTAAGTATATTGGAGAATGGGGCGAACACAGCAATGCGGAACATTACGCAAAAAACTGGAAAAACACAGAACCGTATAATCAGCTAGTTACTGAGTTTGAGTGGGATGAGACTATTAAAAATTCCATTAAAAATTATACTAAGTCTAGATATCTTAAGGGAGATTTTAATGATTGAAGTTAGGAATACTGTTCAGTCTCTATTAGATAAATTTGATTTTGTTAAGTGTATAGAAACTGGAACAATTAGAAGTTATGACGAAAAACATGAAAGCACTCGACATATATCAGAAGCATTGCAAAATAAAGGACACCTAAAGTCTATTGATAATAGTGAAAAAAGTCTAGCTATTTCTAAAGACATATGCCAGAATGCTACTAATGTAGAATGGATTTTATCAGACTCTATAGAGTATTTCAAGCAAGACAAAGATATTTATCATTTTGTTTTTTTAGATAGTGTAAATGATGCAAATCATATATTCGAAGAATTCAAATTAGTAATAGACCGTATACATGATGGCGGCGTTTTGGTTGTAGATGATTCTGGTATAGGTATGGATCCAAATAACCCTGCTCAAAAAGGTGTGGCTATTGCAAATTTTTTACTTATGGAAGGAATAGAGTTTGGTTTACTTTCCGCTGATCATTGCACACAATTGATACTACCAATTACTAAAGAAACACAAGACAAAATTAAACAATTGATATCATGATTATATGTTGTGGATCTAAAAAATACGAAAATCTTAATTTTGATAATCTAGTAGATGACTTTGATACAATAGTGCGTCATGGTTTTTTAATACCAAATTGTGGTTACGGCAAAAGAGATTCTGATTTACAGGTTTTAAATTCACATGAAATAACCAATTATAATAGACAGCTGACTACAGAACAATGGATTAATAACTACGCAGAATCTTATGGTATTAATCATGATTACATGAGACAATATGTAGATTATATTTACAAAAAAAATATTAATATATTACACTATCCGGCCAACAACAAGCAAGCGGTAATAGAAATTTTAATCAAAAATAAAATTGATCATCCATACTTAGGATATAATAAATTTCCCAAGAATGGAATATCGCATGTAGCTGAGCTGGTTAAAAATAATATAAAGCCTTTCTTAATAGGATATTCAATATTAGACGAAGATATGGCAAATCATGTATATAATGGCAAAGCAAAAGATTTTGTTAATGGTCACCATCAAGACAATTTGGATTGTTCGCTTATAATAAGTTTACATAAAAATAATCTAATTGATGCAAGTTTTTGTGCTATAAAAGACGAACCAACAATTTGTTTCAATAATGTAATAAAGCCAACGGAACAAGCTTTAGAAATACTAAAAAAACACTTTTTAATACCTTTTAAGGAAATAAACAATCTATGAATGCTCTAAGTTTATCTATGCAAATCAAAGAGCAGGGATATGCTATTGTCAAAAACTATTTGTCGGAGGAACAGGCAAATAGCCTCAAGGCGGAAATGGTAAAGGCTTACGAAAAAATTCCTGATGGTCGTGTCGGCATTTATGATACAGAACATTTTGAACCTAGAATGTCTGGAGATTTTGATCAAGGTAAAAGTATATTGATATATCCACCTACATATAAACATTTTAAATATATGTCGGAATATTTTTTTGGCTCTGAGTTTATAAACACTGTTGTAGAAAAGTATTATGGGGGTAGATGCAATAAGTTTTTACAAACATATTCTACTTATGAAAGTAATGTGGTTGACAACAGTGAGTTAGATAGACATAGTTGGATGCATGTTGACCCATATCAGGCTTTAAAGGTAGCATTTTTCCCTTTGGGCTCTACTATAAAGAGTGGGGCTTTGAGAGTAATACCAAACTCAAGACAAGAAGGATCTATAATTAGACAGCAATTTATGTCTCAAAACCCTAAAGGTTTAAGGGGTGGGATAGCACACAGAATGGTAGACTTTAGAGAGCACTGTCCTACATTAATTACAAGAAACGAAGATGAGGCAATATATTTAGAATGCAGTCCTACAGACATATGTTTTTTAGACACTGACACATATCATGGTGGAGGACTTGTTACGGACAATAATTTAGAACGAATGGCCTTTTTTATCCACAATAGATTATACTGAGGGAATGATGACATACATTATAGCAGAAATAGGTATTAACCATAATGGTAGTGAAAATCTAGCTAGAACACTCATTAAACAAGCTTATAATTCCGGCGCAGACGCTGTTAAGTTTCAAAAAGAGATATAGACTCTGTGTACTCTCAGCAAGAACTTGATACTCCCAGAGAGTCTCCGTGGGGAACAACAAACAGAGAACAAAAAGAGGGTTTAGAATTTTCTATAGATCAGTACAAAAGTCTTAAGGGCTATTGTGATGATTTGGGTATAGATTTTATTGTGTCTTGTTGGGACGAAAAAAGCGTCGATGATGTTTCTGTATTAGATATTAAATACCACAAGGTAGCGTCTGCTTTGTTAACAGATGGAGATTTTTTAAGAAAGCTCAACGATACAGGAATACCCGTTATACTTTCTACAGGTATGTCAACGCAAAAAGAAATAGACAAAGCCATGCTTATTCTGAACAATGCAGAAATCGTACTAGCTTGCACAAGCACATACCCTACAGCAAAAGAAGAATTAAATTTAAAACATATACAAACTTTACAAACAATCTACCCAAACACAAAAGTAGGTTTTTCTAACCACTATAATGGTCATGATGCTTGTGTTGCTGCTACCGCCATGGGTGCTGCATGCATAGAGTTTCACATTACCCATGACAGAACTGACTATGGTTCAGATCAAGCTGCCTCTATAGAAGATTCTAACAAGCTGATTCGAGCTATTAGAAATACAGAAAAGATGCTAGGAGATGGTATTAAGAAAGTATATGAAACTGAAATACCAATCTTAACGAAATTGAGGAAAAAGAATAGTTTATGATATCTGCAATCATACCCGCAAGGGGTGGTAGCAAAGGCATACCTAATAAAAACATTGTCGATTTTTGTGGTATGCCATTGTTAGCTTACAGTATACAACAGGCTAAACAATCCTCGTTAATCGATGATGTATATGTGTCTTCAGATAGTGAAAAGATACTAGATGTTGCACAAGATTTTGGTGCTATTGGAATAAAAAGATCGATAGATATATCAGGAGATACTGCAAGTTCAGAATCTGCCCTGTTGCAATGCATACAGTCAATACCTAAACAATACGACACGACTGTATTTTTACAAGCCACATCTCCATTAAGAACATCCCATAATATAGAAGATTGTATTAAAAATTTTCAAAGAAATAAATTAGACAGCTTATTCTCAGCTGTATTAGCAGAAGACACTTGCTTATGGTCCACAAAACCTCAATTAAACAGTCTAACATACGATTACAAAAAAAGAAAACGAAGACAAGATTTTGATATTAACATTATTGAAAATGGTTCTATATATGTGTTTAACACAGATAAATTTACATTTAATTTAAACAGACTGTTTGGTAAAATGTCCTATGAACTAATGCCTAAGTGGTCAGTTCATGAAATAGACAATATTGAAGATTTGAAGATATGTTCGTTATTTATGAAGGAATTTATACTATGAGTAATAGGGTGGTGTTTTATAACGGAGAGTTTGTTAAAGAATCTGAAGCTAAAATATCAATATTTGATTCTGCTTTAATGTTTGGGGATATGGTTTTTGAAATGACTAGGTCCTTTAATAAAACACAATTTAAAATTAAAGAACACATAAAAAGACTGTACGATGGATTAAAAATTTTAAGAATACCTATAGACATGACACCAGAACAAATGGAGTTAGCGTGCTACGAAACGATAGAAGCTAATGAACACCTTTTTAATAAAGATGATGAACACAGACTAATGATAGATGTTTCCAGAGGTCTATTGGGTATTTATCATCAGATAGAAGGATTGAACAAGGGTACAAATGTAATCATTGCAGACTTTCCTTTAAAGTGGACAGTATTAGGGATGGGCTCATTATTTGACACTGGCATTAATGCGGTAATTACATCTCAAAGGAATATTCCTGCTCAGTTTTTAGATCCAAAAATTAAAAACAGAAGTAGAATCTTTTATCTTATGGCAAACATTGAGGCTAGTCAAGTTAAAGGAGAAAATAACTGGGCTCTGCTATTAGATCAAGACGGATTTATTTCAGAAGGTACCGGAGATAATTTCTTCATTGTAAAAGACGGAACGGTAATCACTCCAGAAGGCAGAAACATATTAAGGGGTATATCTAGAGAATATATTATTAAAGAACTATGTCCAGATCTTTCTATACCTGTTGTAGAAAAAAATATTGAGCCTTATGATGTTTATACAGCAGACGAAGCCTTTATGTCAGGGACTCCATTTTGCATGTTACCTGTTACATCCCTTAATGGAATTAAAATAGGAGATGGTAAAGTAGGTAAAATATTTTCTCAAATTATTACAAATTGGGGCAATATTAATAATGTTGATATTATTAAACAAATTAAAGATTGGAATGCGTCTAGCATAAAATTTAATGATGTAGATGCCCCGACACCTTATTCTTTTAAGTCTAAAAAATAATGTTTGATATTAAAAATAAAAATATTATTGTGACCGGAGCCAATGGAGGTAATGGATTCTGCATTGCTGACGGACTATTAAAAGCTGGCGCTAACGTGATAGGAATAGATAAATCTTTTAATCGTCAAGACATTGATTTTGAAACAGTCACAGTAGACCTAACCAACTTTAAAGAAGTAAAAAATAGTTTTGATAACTTAACAGATAAATTTGGCACCATAACTGGATTAGTAAACAACGCAGGAGTAAGTTTTGCATCAGATACTCCTTATGAAGACTATGATATTTATGATCAAACAATACAAATTAATTTAAATTCTGTATTTAATTTAACTGCATTATTCTGTAACAAAATTAAAGACGATAATTACGGAATGTTCGATCCTAATAAAGAATGGTCTAGTGTAGTTAATATTACTAGTCTGGGTGCCTCATTGGGTTTCCCTAACAATCCATCTTATCAAATATCAAAGGCAGGATTAGATCAATTAACTATAGCATTTGCCTGTGATTGGTCTAAATATAATATAAGATTTAATAATATATGTCCTGGATACATAAAAACACCAATGACTCAAAAATCTTATGATAACCAATTGTTGCGATATGAGCGTACAAAAAGGACTATGCTTAATAGATGGGGAGAGTCAAAAGATTTATTAGGGGCCAGTATATTCTTACTATCTAATGCATCGTCTTATATTACAGCAAGCACCATCAATGTAGATGGCGGATGGTTAGCTAAAGGCTTTTAAAGCCCTAAGTCGTATTGACAAAGTTATAAGAATGTGTTATTATTATATAAATACCGAAGGGATAACTTTATGAAATATGTAGATAAGGGTTGGGGTTACGAAAAATGGATTGTGAATAAGGAAGAATATTGTGGTAAGTTGCTTTATTTTAAAACAGGTTTACGATGTTCATGGCATTACCATAAGATAAAAGACGAAGTGTTTTATCTACAGTCTGGAAAATTGGTCGTTAAATTTTCTAAGTTTGATAATATCAATGAAGCAGAAAGTATTTTATTAGAACCTGGACAAAATTTTCACATACCCGTTGGATTACGTCACCAAATGATAGCTTTGGAAGATAGCGAATTATTTGAATTTTCAACTCAACATTTTGACGAAGATAGCTACAGAATAGAAAAGGGTGATTAGTGATAATATATGTTGATATTGACAACACAATATGCTCAACTCCAGAGACAGCGGAATATTGGAAAGCTAAACCTCTGTATGACAGAATAGCTAAAATGAATGATCTGTATAATCAGGGACATAAGATAGTATATTGGACAGCCAGAGGCACAACAACAGGACGAGATTGGAAAGAATTAACAATTAAACAATTGGATTCTTGGTTAGTAAAATATCATGAAATACGTTCAGGAAAACCACAATATGATCTTTTTATAGATGATAAAAACATTAAAGCGGAAGATTTTTTTAGGTAATCATTATGGCACATATTTTTAAACACAGAAAAGATGATCAAAATGGTATAGTTGTTATTTCGCATGAAGAAGCATACAGAGGTAATGATCACCATAGAGATATTATGGATGAAATTAAAAGTAGGAAATATTTTATAGGCGTTCATTATGGAGGATTTTCTTACGGAGCACCATATCCTGATTTTGCTGATTTTTTTCTAGGCAGACCTTCTGTAACAGATATTGGTGCTAGATATAGTAATTCTTTTGGTATTCCTGTAGTAAGCTCTGATTTTACTTCTATGGTATTCAAAAAAGATCCAGAGGTAAAAAAATATTGGGATATAATCAATATTTCTAGAGCTGGTAATGTCAAAAGGCTAGATTTGTTTTTTAGAGAAATTAAAAAAATATATGATAAAGGATATAAATATAAAATATTGTTGGTTTGTTCTAAAAGACATGAGGAAACAAAAGATAATCATTTTACAAATATAGAAGATGTATATTATGAAATGTTTACAAAGGCAGAACGGCAATTATTTACTTTAATGAGATTAGATGAGCAGTTAGAATTTAAGGGTCTAAGCAAAACTCAATTATCTTACTTTTATCAATCATCCAAAGTATCAACATTATTTTCAATGGGCGAAGGTAGCCCCGGAGTAGTAGCGGAATCATTACAATCACAGGTACCTGTTGTTGTTCATGGTCACCAATTGGGTAGCGGTAGAGATTGTTTAAACGATCAAAATTCTGTTTATTGGTATGATGACAACTTAGCCCATGAAGCCTTGATCAAAGCGGTAGAAAATTATGATAAGTTTACATTTGATATGGATGTTATATATGATAATTATCGAGAAGATAAGGGGTTAGAGAAAATTAAAGATTGGTTTACTAAACTATACCAAAAACACGGCCAGCAATTTGATGGACAGCTAATAAACACAGATGATTTAGTCAGCAGGTTACCCTCACATTATACTGAATTGCCTTGGTTAGACACAAGGCTGTACAACGGACATATGCAAACTAGAGATCATTATGAAAGATTTTTAGAACAAATCAAATAAACTTAGGAAAATGATATGAGCTTTATTTTACCAAAAAGAACACAAGAACAAAAACTTTGGCAAATAGCACAAAAATTTGGTTCAGACAAAGCAACTCCAAACAGAACAAATAATCTCTGTTATTTAAGTATCTATGAAAACTATTTTAATCAATTTAAAGATAAAAATATAAATATACTTGAAATAGGAGTAAGAAAAGGTCCCTCTCTTAAAACCTGGAAAGAATATTTTCCAAAAGCTACAATCTTTGGAATAGATATAGATGAGCAATGTAAGCAATATGAAGAAGAAAGAATACATATAACAATAGGCAACGCTACAGAAAAAACAACAATAGATAAAATAAATTCTAGCAAAACAACATACGACATTATTATAGACGATGGTAGTCATATTAATAAAGACATAATACAAAGCTATGCCTTATTGTGGGATAAACTTTCCTCCGGAGGTATTTATATTATTGAAGATTTATATAATAGTTATGGATCAAAAGATAAAGACATTTTGTTAGATTCGTCTGGTATATCTGTCAATAAAAGAGAACAAATCCTACCATTTTTTAATTCTATAATGACAAATGTCGATACGCCTAATAATAACACACTAGCTATTCATTTCTGGGATTCTATCTGCATAATAATCAAGGCGTAAAATGACTAAAAAAATACTATTTATAGTGGCACATCCTGATGACGAATCTTTGTGGGTTGGTGGTACATTAAATTTCTTATCTAAAATATCTAATATAGAACCGTACGTCTTATGCCTTACTGGACGACACCATCCTGAAAGAAGCACAGAGATAAAAAACGCATTAAGTGTAGCTGGTATTAAAGATTATTTTATAGGGACAGAGAATATACCTACAGCACACGGACAACCATTACAGCACATGTCTGATTGTATAGATGATGCTATAAACTTTTTTGGGATATCTCCGGATATGCAAATACTACCTCAAGATATTGACTTGGTTGTTACACACCCTTATTATGGAGATGAACATAAGCATCCACAACATATACAGGTTTTTCAATATGTCAAAGAATGGTGTCAAAAATTACACATACCATTTGCATTTTTCTCTACACTTAACATACCTTTTCTCAAACACACAGGCAAACAGCAAGACATAAGAAGAAATGACTATACACACATTATAAGTTACGGAGATTGTGAACATACTGACATTAAACATTTTGTACAAATAAAAGCAGATTGTTCAAAAAAATATAAAATGCTACAATGCTACCCATCCATAAATATAGAGCAACACCACTCAGGATATGCATCTTGGGATAGCTGTGTAGAACATATTTACTTTTGTGACAACAAAGGCTTTTCTATATTTGAAGACATTATTAATAATTTAGAATCTCCAGCAGGAAAAGAGTGGTATAAATGAATATTTTAATTACTGGCGCAGCTGGTACATTAGGAACTGAATTGGTTAAAATGTGTTGTGATCGTGGATATACCCCAATAGCTTTATGTCATTCGGAAGAAAAAGCACAAACATTAAAAAAGAAGTTTCCCGATGTATTAATTTACTGTTCAGATATTACCAAACAATCTCAATTAGAAACTATATTTAGTAAACATTCTATAGACTATGTAATTCATTCTGCAGCAATGAAGCATGTTGGATTATGCCAACAAAATCCTTCCATGGCTATTGACACAAATATTGTCGGTAGTAAAAATTTAATTTTTATGAGTAAAAAGTATAAAATTAAAAATCTGGTTGCTGTTAGTACAGACAAGGCAATTAATCCTTCATGTGTGTACGGTTATACAAAACTATTAATGGAACACATTGTATTAGAGAATGAGTATACAGTTATACAAGGTGTCAACTTTTTATTTTCTAGCGGTAGCGTATTATATTTATGGGATAAGTGTTTGCAAGAAGATAAACCTATTTTAGTAAATATATATAATTCTGTTAGGTATTTTGTAGAAACTTCTACAATGGCAAAAACTATATTAGATAATATACAGACCAAAGATAGTTATATTAGACTTAATGATTGTTATCAAGTTATGTTGCATGACTTAGCTAAAGCTTTTGGAGAATATCACAGTTATAATAATTTTGGGGAATATGAGTCTTTGTTAGAAGAAAAAATAGCTGAAGAACCACCTGAAAATATAAGCATTACAGAAACAGATATCCCAAGACTAAAACAAATAATTGAAAGGTATTATAATGGCGATTGAGCCTGCCGATCTATTGGTATTGAAAAGAATGAGGGTAGAAAATAGTAGTGGGGATTCTTGTGCAATTTTAGGAGATTGTCATATACAAAATCATAGCATAAGTGATTTTAAAAGAATAATGGGATTTAACAATGTCCATACTTTCGACATCAATGGCAATCCAACATACAAAAAGGATTTAAATTACCTACTATCAGAAGACTTACAAGATAGCTATGATTGGGTTATAGATTCAGGCACTCTTTATTGCTGTTTTGATCCATGCACAGTATTGCAAAATATACTTTTGTTATTAAAAAACAAAGGTTGTGTATTTCATACCGGTAATTTAGCTGGTTTTTTTGGTAGAGGATTTTATTCTTTAAGTCCAGCCCTATTTAGAGACTTTTACTATGCTAATAATTTTGATATTAAATGCATGGGTACTAAAACTAGATCATGCAGTAGCTGGAAATTTTTTGATCCGAGTAACTCATATTTAAATGAGCATGGAGATTTTGCAGATTATGATAAATATACTCCAACAATACCTAACGATTGGCTTATCAGTTGCTTCGCCGTAAGGGAGAATAGGGTTGAATTTAAAAAACCCATACCTCAACACTTTATAGAAACGAAAGGGAAATAATGAAAACAGCATTAGTATGTGGAGCTGGTGGATTCATAGGATCACACCTTGTTAAAAGATTAAAGGCAGATGGATATTGGGTAAGAGGTGCTGATCTTAAGATGCCAGATTTTTCTAAAACAGAAGCTGATGATTATGCTGTAGGAGATCTGTGTAATTTTAGAAATGCTGAAAGAGTAATGTCTTTACCTAAGGAAGAAGCATTCGACGAAGTTTATCAACTAGCGGCAGATATGGGTGGTGCAGGATATATTTTTACTGGGGAAAATGATTCAGGCATTATGCACAATTCTGCACAGATTAATCTTAATATAGGATCAATAGCTGTTGGCAAAAAGATTGGTAAACTATTCTATAGCAGTAGTGCCTGCATGTATCCAGCATATAATCAAGAAGATCCCGACAACCCAAAATGTAGCGAAGACTCTGCATATCCAGCCGCACCAGATAGTGAATATGGATGGGAAAAACTATTTAGTGAAAGATTTTATTTAGCTTTGCAGAGAAATCATGGATTAGACGTAAGCATAGCCAGGTATCATAATATATTTGGTCCAGAAGGTACTTGGGATGGAGGCAGAGAAAAAGCCCCTGCTGCACTATGTAGAAAAGTTATTAGGGCAGAAGAAGGTGGGACTATTGATATTTGGGGAACAGGCAAGCAAACCCGATCTTTTCTCTATATTGATGAATGTGTAGAAGGCACATTAAGATTAACACGATCAGATTTTGCTGGACCAGTTAATATTGGTAGTGAAGAAATGGTGAGCATCAATCAGTTTGCAGAAATGATTATAGGGCTTTCTGGCAAAGATGTTAAATATCAAAATATAGACGGACCTGTAGGTGTTAATGGTAGAAATTCTGATAACAAACTATTGCAAGAAAAACTAGGTTGGCAACCTTCTATGACACTTTATAATGGATTAGAGAAAACATATAAGTGGATTGAAGAACAGAATGCCAAATCATCAGAAAATACTAAATGATTTTTTAGAAACAGGCGATCCATACCCTTTTGCTAAATATTTTTTAGAGTATGATTATTGTAATAAAAAGACAGAACTAAATGAATGGGTTGTTAAATCTATCCTAGTGGTTTGTCAAAAAGCCAAGTTAGATATACCGTATAATTTTATATTACAATTATATAAAAACGATTATGATCTTTCTGATTTTAAACTATCTGTTATATACCCTATAGATACGAAATATCTTAAGTCTGTCACCAATTGTTATACAAAAAAATTTAGTGGTGGTATAGGTGATTTTTTAAGAGGCTCTATTCATTTGTATGAAACGCTGGGTGTTCCTGTAAGCCTTGATTTTAAACAGCACCCTATCGGTAGGTTTATTTTAACAACATGTCCTAAATCGCCTAAATACGCCATAGATTTAGAAAGCAAGGCTGAAGAGAGTAGAGCAAACGCAAATTGGTCATTGCACATGAAAAAAACTTTGAATCAAATTATAAGCACTTGTACACAACCATCTATATCTTCTTTTTATCACGATGTTTTGATTGTTCCTTACTACGAAAATAACGCCAAATGTTTTTTACAAGATTACCAATTAAGCCATAAATGTAAAGAATATTTTCAAGATCATATATATTTCCATAAAAGTATAGAACAATTATATAACAATCTTAATATACCAGATTATCATGTGTTACATTTCCGTCTTGGAGATAGACAAAGTGTGACTAATTTAGATCAAGAAATATCTAAGCTGCCAGATTTTATTAAACAAAATAAAAACTATGACAAACACGAACACGACTACGATCACTATTATAGTATAGCAACTAAATATCTGAAAGAACAAGGGTGTAAAAATCTTATTATTATGTCAGACTGCAATGATCTAAAATCATACATAACTAAAATTAACAAGAACCCCAATATACATATTGTGCATGATAAAAGCACCCACACATCTTATGCACCATCAACACTCATACTAACAGATTTTAAAAATACAGACATAGAAGACGAAAAGCTAATGTATACAGCGTTAGATGTAAAGATTCTTTCCCAAAGCAAAAACAATACGTCTTACAGTGTTTACAACTGGGGGTCTGGTTTTGTGTATTGGATTAGTAAAATTTTTGATGTGCCTTGTAGGATTAATACATTATGAGTAATATATCTATAGAACAATTTTACAATAATAACAAATGTAATATTTTTTTTGATGAACAATATTATTTAGAAGAACACCCAGAGACAGAACCTTTTTACAAAGAACATTGTCAACGTAATAATATCGACAATAAATTAAGACTATATTTTCACTGGGTACAGTATGGTTTAGATATGGGGTTTGCGCCACACAAAGAAGATATTTACCACATGGCAGCCTTTGCTTTAGAAGAAATAAATTCCAACTATAACGATAAAGACAGATTGAAAAAAATGTTTTTTAATATTATTAAAAGCACTGAGCAATATCCGCATATATGCGCAGATAACAACAGGAAACAATATGAAATAGATATACTAAAATATGTTATCGATAATATACCAATAAAAGATCGTCTACAGAAAGACTCTTTTGATGATTAAAGCAATATGTTCATACTTTAATTATTACAATGATAGTGTAAGAAAACAAAATTATATTAAATTTAGAAAACAATTTAATCATGATCTTGTGACAGTAGAGATTGCAAAACACAAGTCTGACTTTTTTATAGATGACGCAATACAAATAGTAGCTAAACCAGAGAATCTATTGTGGCAGAAAGAACGGTGTTTTAATATAGCTTTAGAGTCATTGCCAGATACAACAGACAAAATTGTGTGGTTAGATACTGATATTGTTTTTCATAACGAAAACTGGCTTTATGACTTAGACAAACTATTAGACGAAACCCCGTTTGCCCAACCTTTTGAAAGAATTGTTGAACTTAGTAATGAATACAATCATAATCTTAATTGTTTTAGCTATGCAAAACTAGTTTACGATAAGATTCATTATGGCTCAGCAATACCAATCAGTACTGCCCCAGGCATAGCTTGGGGTTGTCATACATCAATAATACCGAATGGCTTTTATGATAAGCATATATTAGGAAGTAATGATGTGTTACAGCTTTATTCTTGGTTAGGCGATATATTTAACACTAAATTATTACAAATGCCAAATTGTTTGATTTTGGATTTCTTAGAATACTATAAGAATATTTCTTGTGATGGTCAAAAAATCGCATACTGCAAAGGTGTTGTAGAACATTTGTATCATGGAAAATATAATACAAGAGGATACAATTCTAGAAACGAGCTACTAATTGATGATTTTAATGTTACAGATATTGAAATTGACAATAACGGCTTATATAAATTAAACAACATAGGGAAATTAAATGAAATCATCGAACACTTCTACAAACTGTAACAATATTTGTATATTTGCTGGCTCTGGAAGAGTGGGGTCTAATTACATTTTGAACTCTATCAGATCTGACCAATCATATCATTGCTTAGGTGAGTTTTTTAACAATATTCCTTGGAATGTGTCTGTATACATGCTAATTATAAAGTGTATGTTAGAAGCAGAAAGTCCTTCGGTTTTTAAATTCAAAGATTGGATGGTTGAAGCGACAACTTTCTTACGAAGAAACTTAAGATACTTGTTTGACGAACAAAGTATTTTGGCTGACAAAAATGTAGAAATGAACAGATTTTTAAAAATTAATACTACCGACCTATATATTGCTGCTACTGAATTTTTTAATAACGAGATAAACAAAAATACTGCACATAAACTTTTTCCACAAAACACTACATTTATACCCACTCAACACGGATATAGAAAAGAACAAAAAACTAATATAAATATAGAAGAAGTCTTAAATATTTGTGATACTATCATAGTTCCCTATAGGAAAAATGCTTTATCAATATACATTAGCGATAAAAAAGCTTGGAGTAATGACATATACTATATTGACTCTAAGGGTGTGAACCAGAACAGACTAAAAGAATCTCAAGACTTTAAAATATTGTGGGATAAAGAAGAATACATCAGCACATTTAATCATTTAGACGGCAATCACCGATATATGTTTGATGAGGTATACGAAAAATTTGATGGGGCTAAGTGTGTTGTGAATTTTGAAGATCTACACAGCAAGGACGACAGGGTGTCCTACTTACAATATATTTACGACAAAAATAATATTAATGTAAAGATAAACAGAGAAAAATTTAACCCAACAGTAAAACAGTCTAAAGATCAACCGTTAGAAGATCATTTCACCAATCCTGAAGAATTCTTAAAAGACCTACCTGACATACCAATATTTTTAAATTATGAATAACGAAATTGTCGAAGCGTATAATATATACGGAAGATATGCTATACCTAAAAATTCTTTGTGGAGAATTGCAGCGCAAACCGTTCTTGAGGGAGAAGTATGGGAACCTGATACTATCAAATATATAATTAACAATTGTGGATATGGCAGTATTATCCATGCAGGTACTTACTTTGGCGATTTTTTACCAGCACTATCTAAGCATTGTAAAAACACAGTATTTGCTTTTGAGCCTAATACAGAAAGTTATGCTTGTGCAAGAAAAACCTGTTTGTTTAATGATTGTAAAAATGTTATCTTAAAAAACAATGCGTTGGGTGGTTGTACTAAAATGGTAAATCTAAAAATTAAAGACAAAGACAAATACATTGGTGGACTTAGCAGAGTTGTTGATGATGCAAGTGCAGATACAGAAAAGGTTTGTCAGGTAAAAATAGATGATGTAATATGTCACTCTACACCTGTATCAGTTTTACATTTAGATCTAGAAGGATACGAACTAAATGCCATCAATGGAGCAATCGACGTAGTCAAGAACTGGAAACCAATTATTATAATTGAAGACAACGATTTTGATTGTAACGAACTAGAAAATTTAGGTTATAGGTACACTCAAAAAATACATAATAATTTAGTGTGGAGATAAAATGAGACCAGAGTGGGACGATTATTTTTTAGGAATAGCAAAGCAGTTGCTCTGCGTAGTCATGATATACATACTCAACACGGCTGTGTAATTACAGATCAACTGATCATAGAATTTTAGGAGTAGGATACAACGGTTTTCCTAGAGGTATGGATGATTCTCTGCTTCCTAACAACCCGTCCAGAAAAGTATCATTGGATGATTCATGCTGAAAGAAATGCTCTTGTCTAACTGTGTTTAGACCGGACAAAGGAATTGCTTATGTTACCGGACAATGTTGTAACGACTGTATTATGGCCCTTTGGCAAGAAGGCGTAGAAACCGTAATTATGGCAAAAAATCATGGTACACATTTATTTGACGAAGAGGCAAAAAATCGTTTTGATTTTTTTGTAAAAAATTCTGGAATGAAAATTTTTTAAAGAAATGCCGATTTATCTTGGTTGTCACGGTGTATATAATCATATCATGAAGAATTATTAACACTTAGCACTTTACAATTTATTTATCTAGAATTTTTCAGGAGAACAATGTCGGCGTTAAACGAATTACAGAACTATACATTTGTTAGCAAGTACGCACGTTGGGTAGAATCAGAAAACAGAAGAGAAACTTGGAAAGAAGCGGTTGAGCGTGTACAAAAACATGATGCATTACTCAATATGGAGATAGAAGGCTTAGTCAGACGATATAAACTGGGCTTACTCTATGATGCACAAAAAAAAGTACTAGGCAGTCAAAGAGCATTGCAGTTCGGTGGAGATCCTATTCTAAAGAGACACGCTAAGATTTATAACTGCACAAGTTCTTATTGTGACAGTCCTAGATTTTTTCAAGAGTGTTTTTGGTTACTGTTATGTGGTAGTGGCACAGGCTTCTCTGTACAAAAACATCACGTTGCCAAGTTACCTTCGATCACACAAAATAAAAAAGATAAAGATAAAGGTGTAAAGTATATTATAGAAGACAGCATTGAAGGCTGGGCTGATGCTTTAGGTGTTTTGCTTAGTTCATACTTTACTAAACCTACAGATGAAAAATTCAAACAATATAAAGATGCAGTACATTGTCTTTGATTACAGCAACATTCGTGAAAAGGTGCTGTATTTCTTCTGGCGTAGGTAAGGCTCCCGGTTTCGAGCCACTACAAAATGGTTTAGAAAAAATTAGAGAGTTATTGGAGAAGACAGTTGAAAATAAGACAAAAGAAACTCAGACCGATTGATGCTTATGATATTATTATGCACTCAAGCGATGCTGTACTATCTGGTGGTGTTCGCAGAAGTGCGTCGTTAGCCCTATTTAGTGCAGATGATGAAGAGATGGCAAAAGCAAAAACCGGCAACTGGTATATAGACAATCCACAACGAGCCAGAAGCAACAACTCTGCATTGCTGCTTAAAGATGATACTACATACGAACAATTCCAAACACTGATGGATTCAGTCAAAGAGTTTGGTGAACCCGGATTTATCTGGAGTGATTCTACAGAAATGACGTTCAACCCATGCGTAGAAGTAGGTATGTGGCCCGTAGATGAAAAAACTGGTAAGTCTGGATGGCAAGGCTGTAATCTTTCTACTATTAATTGTTCCTCTGTTGCTGATGAAGAAGATTTTTATGAAAGATGTCGTGCTGCGGCTATCATAGGTACACTACAAGCAGGGTTTACCAATCTAGAGTACCTTAGGAAAACAACCAATGCTATCTTTGAAAGAGAGGCCTTGCTAGGAGTGTCTCTTACAGGCATCATGGAGAAGCATGACCTAGTACTTACAGAAAAAGTACTAAAGAAAGGTGCAAAGATTGCAGTAGATACAAACAAAGTCACTTGCTAAAAAGATTAAGATTAATCAAGCAGCAAGAGTAACCTGTCTGAAACCAGAAGGAACATCTAGTGCTATGCTAGGCACAAGTTCAGGTATTCATCCTCATCATGCTAAAAGATATATTAGGCATGTACAGGCTAATACTCTGGAAGCACCGTTTCAACATTTCAAGAGTTACAACCCGCAGGCTTGTGAGAAGTCATCATGGTCTGCCAATGATACAGATGAAGTGATCAAGTTTCCCATTGAAGTACCAGACGGTTCTAAACTAAAAAATCAGTTACCAGCAGTCGAAATGCTCTCGGTAGTCAAAGACGCACAAAAGAACTGGGTACACTCTGGGAAAAACAGATCACTGTGTACACAAGACTTCCTTAGTCACAATGTCAGCAACACTGTTACTGTACAACCTGATGAATGGGAAGATGTTACAAAGTTTATTTATAATAATAGAAAGTTCTTTGCTGGGATTAGTTTGATACCGCAGAGTGGTGATAAGGATTATCCTCAAGCACCATTCACCACGGTATACACTCCTAGAGAAATTGTTAAAGAATATGGTGACGCTGCATTATGGTGTTCAGGGCTTATTGAGTTAGGTCTCAACGCCTTTAATTTAAATCTATGGGCAGCATGTGACTATATTACATTAAAACAAGAAAAAGAAGATGATTCTGACGATAAAAAATTGTTTGCAACTAAGATGCACAGATTCGCTGCAAATTATTTTGACGGTGATGAAAAGCGTCTTACATATTGCATGAAAGATGTATATAACTGGAAAAGGTACAAAGACCTGTTTGATAGTTACAAAAAGGTTGATTACACCCAGTTGCTAGAAACGGAGGATAATACGACCGGGATTGAGGAAATTAGTTGTGCAGGAGGTGCTTGTCTAATTTAACCCTTTACCGTGAGGTATTATTTTGCGAAAGAAAAAGAAAAATGCTGGTCCAAATCGGATTGAAAAACCCGATGAGATCATTGTTGGTTTTAGAAATAGATTGAAGCCTAAGACGATTAATCAAAAAGACTATATCCGTAATGTAGCCGAAAACACTATTACATTTTGTCAAGGTGCAGCGGGTACTGGTAAGACACATATTGCTGTAGGCATGGCTTTAGAATATCTATTAGATATGAAAGTTGAAAAGATTGTTATTACAAGACCTGTAGTAGAAGCAGGAGAGAGACTTGGTTTTTTACCGGGAACAGCAGAAGAAAAACTACATCCTTATCTTTTGCCGTTGTTTGACGAACTGAGTCATTTTCTAACTTCTACTCACATAGGTATGTTAAAACATAAAAGAAAAATAGAAATTGTGCCTTTAGCATTAATGAGAGGTCGCAGTTTCCATAATGCTTTTATTATAGCAGATGAGTGTCAGAACGCCTCTTATGACCAACTTAAAATGTTGCTAACAAGAATTGGCATGAACAGCAAAATGGTCCTTACAGGTGATCTAGACCAATCAGATTTAAAGAAACTATCAAGAAGATATGCTTACCCTCAGTAGTTCTGTAAAGAAAAGTGACTCTGAACTTAAGACCTTAGGAGATTTAGCAAAGCGTAACGGTGAAAGATTTAGTGATGATTATAAAGCTGAGCTACAAAGAAAACACTATGACTATAAAGGCAAAGAAGATCCTGATACTGTATTACCTCAAGGAATGTCTAGAATGGAAAGGGGGCCAAAAACCATTTGGCCAGAATAAATATGGAAACCTATAAAATTAAAGACGGCGAACCAGACAGCAAGATGTATGAATATTTTACTATCTTTGGTAATCATGACTATCTTGATGATAATAATTACCCAAGACTAAAAGAAGCTACTGATCCAAATGTGTTTGCCAAAAGTGCCAGTTTAAATACTCAGACTAAATATTTTATTAAGCTTGGAGCACATGGTAAAATTTATAATCCTATCGGTATGTTTTCAGAAGGGCAGTCCAACAAATTTTTGTCTAAAATAGGCAAGAAGGCATGGGAGTTTAAGGGGGTTTCTCCCAGAGTGTTTGAATTATATATCAACTTTTTAAAGACTAAAAATATAGCGTGGTTAAGAAACGCAGAAAGAGAGATGGAATAATGGCAAAAGTATCTAAGGTAAAAGAATATGCAGCCAGATATTTAAAAGAAGTTATTGGAATGGAAGAAAAACAAATAGCTAAAGAAGTAAGTCTTACTGTAGAAACCTTACAGACTATATTTGAAACAGAAAATTCTAATAAAGCCAATATCAAAACGGTATCAAGTAAAACGGATTCTTTTGTGCAAGAAACTGCTGTCAAGAGAACAAAAAATGTTACTATAATGACAGAAGCTGCATCTCAATTAGCAGAACAAAAAAATAAACCCGTCAACTCTAAATTTGAAAACGCTGTATATAGACCTCGTGGATAAATATATTTCTAAATATTCGAATGGCAAGGAAGTAAGTGCTGCTCAATATATTACGGAATTAATCTGCGAGAACAAAGCGAGAATTGAACAAAAAGATTTACATTATAGATTTTGGAATAACAAGGAGTGGTCTTCATTTTACAAGAATCAGATCTTTACAGCACATAGACTTTTAAAGAAAAATAGCGCCAAAGCAATAATAGCAGCTATAAAAGACAAGCAGTGCTATAGGACTTACTCTTTAAGGTCTAAATTTCTGCCTGCTGTCATAAAAAAGCATGAAAAGATCTTGTCTAAACAGAACAAAGATGTTACAATAGATTTAGATAGAGATAAGTCCACATATAAGAAACAACAAACTACTAAAAATATTTTATCCAAACTAAAGGATTTAGACGATGAGCAAGACAAAGACTAAAGTTAAAAACAAAATTCAAGATGGAGTAAAGAAACAATTCGGTGATGGTATTATGCTATCTGCTAATTCAGTAGTAGACCAAAACTTAGTTACCATACCTGTCTCTCCTTGTTTGGATTTGGTCTTAAACGGCGGTGTCCCAGAAGGTAGCTTTATGATTTTTACCGGACATCCTAAGTGTGGCAAGACAACAACTTCTTTAGACTTTGCGGCTACAGCACAAAAACCAGAATACGCACACAGTACTTTTAAAGATGGTAGAGATGTGTATTACCTAAATATAGAGGGTAGATTGAAGAAGAGGGACTTAGAAGGTATACCTAATCTAAACTTAGATAAATTTCATGTGATAGGATCACAGCAAGGTAAAATATTACATGCAGAAGAATATTTGTCTATTGGAGAAAGAATTATTAATGAGGAACCAGGATCTGTACTGATTATCGATTCTTACTCAGCACTATGTACAGAAGCTGAAATTACTGCCGATATGGGCAAAATGCAAAGAGCGGACGGAGCAAAGTTACTTGCTAAGTTTTGCAGAAAAGTAGCGAATGTAATTCCTGTTAATAAAAATGTTGTAATCGGAATAACGCATCTTATGGGCAATCCCGGACATGGCAATGTAGAGTTTAAGGAAAAATCTGGACAAGCTATTGCTTATCAAACTGATGTTAAGTTAAGAGCTACCTATTTTGAGCCATGGAGAGTAGGCAAAGAAGATACTCAAATCGGACAAAAAATACACTGGATAGTAAATTGTTCTGCTTTGGGTCCTCCGGGTGGTAAGATTACAAGCTTCTTACGATATGGAGAAGGTATAGACAGAGCGATGGAGGTATTTAATTTAGCTAAAGATATTGGTTTGGTAGACCAAGCCGGTGCTTGGTATACGATCACTTGTGTAAAAGATACTCCTAAATTCCAGGGTGAAGAAAAAGCTAGAAATTATATTGCTTCTAATCCAGAAGTATATAATACTCTTTGGACTCAAGTTAAAGAAACAATGGGTATGTAATGGTATGGATATTATTGATTTAGATGGTAAAGTACAAAAATGGCAATTAACAGGACATATAGCCAAAGGTAGTAGACAGAATAAATCTGAACTACATCTACAAGCTAGAGAGGTTATAAGAAATGTTTTTCCTACTTACCAGATTTTAGAGGAAGTTCCGATACCTTTAAGAAGAACTGAAATTTTGTACCTTGACTTTTACCTCCCGCTTGCTAAAATTTGTATAGAGGTTCATGGTGAACAACACTATAAATATGTTCCGTTTTTCCATCAGAACAAACTTAATTTTTTAAAACATAAAAAAAGAGACAGAGAAAAGAAACATTGGTGCGATATGAATGAGATTGGCTTTGTTGAACTACCTTATAATAAAACATCAGAATGGGAAGATATTATAGATGACCAGAACAACTAAAGAAGAAGTATCACATTGGGATAATATATTAGATGAATATGAAAAAGGCATAGGTATACCAGCGTATGCCGGAGACAGCCTGCCAGAACAGGAACTACAGGAATATCTCACTATGAATAGAGATGTCTTAGAAAAATTTACTGTTACAGAATGTGGAGAGATTGCATATAGGATTGGTCAATTTGGTTTTCATATACAAAGAAGTTTAAATAGGGAAATGGCTAGATATAATTGGGCAGATGAAACCATTAAAGAAACCATTGCTGATGAACTCAATAATTACAAAGGTTATGGATATGTAGAAAAATCATTACAAGCTATTAAGCATAACGAAAGATCTCATAAATTAAATCAAATCAAAAAGTATGCTAAACAAAGATGTGATAGATTAACGTATTTATCAAGCACACTTAAAAACTTATCTGATATTCTAATTTCTATACAAAGAGCAAAGGGGATGATTAAAAATGGATGACAACCTAAGTCCCAAACAAATAAAGCAAATGATTAACATGCTTGCGGCCATGCTGCCAAAAGAAGAAAATGAAGCTACAGAACCAGTACAGCCATCAAACCAATTTAATGATGTTATTAAATCTAAAAATTTAGATAGAGGTAGTAAAAGAGTTAATAAGTTTGAACAAATGGCAGAGTTTTCTATGCATAAGGAAGATGTGGAATTTGACAAAAAGGTTGCTAGACAACCTCCTGTTCCTAGAACGAGAAGTTTTAATGCTGTGAAAGTAAGATGTAGAGTGTGTGGTAAAGAAGAGTCCGTGAATCCAGGATTGATAGACTCTATAGATCGATATAAATGTAACAAATGTTCCGCAATGGCTGGGTGAAATGAAACTATCAGATGCGTCGGCAGAACGTGCAGTACTGTCAGGTATATACAATTACGGTGAAGATGCTTACTATGATGTGGCAGATTTATTACAAGAAAATTCTTTTACTATAGATAGTAATATATTTCTTTATAAATGCTTTAAACACATTTTTGAAAAGAATCCTAATACTGTTTTAGATATAGCTACAATATTTTCCGCAGCAGAAGAACTACACTTGTCTGCTGTCCTAACAAAAAAAGAAGAAGTACAACATTTACAGGCCATAACTAATTTCCCTGTAGAGTTAGAAAATGTTCGCAAATTCGCAGCAAAAGTTAAAAAGCTAGAAATAGCTAGAATGCTAGAAAAAGAATTAGACAAAGCCAAAGATAAAGTATCTGAAGTTAAAGGTACTGAGCCTGTAGGAAGTATTGTGGGTATTGCAGAGGATGTGATATTTAATTTTTCTTCTGTATTAAATGATACTGAGAATCATCCAACAACGGTTGGTCAAGATGTAGAAGAATATATACAGTCATTGATTGATAATCCTATTGATCAAATAGGCATACCTACAGGGTTTCCAATATATGACCAAGCTATAGGTGGTGGCTTGCGTAAAGGAACCGTCAATGTTATTGCTGCTAGACCTAAAACGGGCAAAACATTACTGTCAGATAATATGGGTTTTAATATAGCTTCTAAACACAAGGTGCCTATTTTAAATTTAGACACCGAGATGATGAAAGAGGACCATATTAATAGAATATTGGCAATGATGACAGAACTAGATATTACTAGCATAGAAACTGGTAAGTTCGCTGAGTCTCCTAGCAAGAAAAATAAAATAGATAAAGCTGTTCAAGAATTAAAAGAGATGGGTATTTATCATAAGTCTATTGCTGGACAACCCTTTGAAGACCAGATGTCGCTTATAAGAAGATGGTTAATCAAAGAGGTCGGCCTTAATGAAGACGGTACCGCCAAAGACTGCGTAATATTTTATGATTACTTAAAGCTAATGGATAGTGCTGGTATGAGCCAAGACATGAAAGAATATCAAGTGCTTGGTTTCATGATGACACAACTTCACAATTTTGCAACGAGATACAAAGTTCCTATTGTGGCTTTTGTGCAGCTAAACAGGGACGGCATTACAAAAGAAAGCACAGACACGGCTAGTGGATCGGACAGAATTATTTGGCTATGTAGTAACTTTACAATATTTAAAAGAAAAACAGATGAAGAAATAGCTGAAGACGGTCCAGAAAATGGCAATAGAAAATTATTACCTTTGGTTAGTAGACATGGTGGTGGTTTAGACGATAATGATTATATCAATTGTAATATGAAGGGTTGGTGCGCTAAAATTAGCGAAGGTAAGACCAGATTGGAATTAATGCAAAAACCAAATTCAGCTGAGGAGTTTGATGAAAACAGTGAAGAAGCCATACCATTCGAATAAAGGTCAACAGCAGAAATTAAAAATCCTATGCGACAAACTTTGTGATAGGATAGAAGATCTGTTTGATTATTTCGAAATAGAATACAAAGACAACGGTAGATTTTATAGTATGTGTTGCCCTATTCATGGAGGTGACAACCCATCAGCTATTAATATATATCCTGAAGGAGAGAGCTATAGAGGCAATTGGAAGTGTAGAACCCACAATTGTGAAGAGTGTTTCAAAGGTTCTATTATAGGTTTTATTAGAGGGCTGCTATCTAGCAAAAGATACGATTGGTGCAAAGAGGGAGATCAGACCTGTACCTTTCAAGAAACTATAAAATTTTGTGAAGAATTTACCAACACTAATATAAATAATATAAAGATCAATAAAACACAGCAAAACAAACACAAGTTTAATATTGCTATGAGGTCTATCCACAAGAAGAAAACGGTAGACAAACCTACTATAACTAGAGGGATGGTGAGGAAAAGCTTAGAAATTCCTGCTCAATACTATATTAACAGAGGTTATAGTAAAGACACTATGGATAAATATGATGTAGGATTATGCACAAACTCACAAAGAGAAATGTATAATAGAGTAGTTGTTCCTATCTACGACATGCATTATGAGACTATGGTGGGATGTACTGGTAGAAGTATATATGAAAAATGCGATAAGTGCGGAGGTTTCCATAATCCATCAGATAGCTGCCCTTCTGCTGAAAACTTATGGAAGTATTCTAAATGGAAACATAATAGTGGATTTAAAACACAAGAGTATCTATATAATTTCTGGTTTGCTAACGAACATATCAAAAAAAAGATGTCAGTAATTTTGGTAGAGAGTCCGGGAAATGTATGGAAACTAGAAGAAAACGATATACACAATAGCGTAGCAATATTTGGTACTAATTTAAGTAATCAACAAAAGCTTTTATTAGATTCTAGTGGAGCTATGTCTATCTTTACAATTATGGATAACGATGACGCTGGACAGAAAGCAGCAGATAATATAGCAAAAATTTGTGATAGAACATACAATATATATAATATAAAAATTACAGCAAAAGATATTGCAGAGATGTCGTCCGATCAAATAAACACAGAAATAAAAAACTTTATAAAGGAAAGAATATGATTATAGCTTTCGCTGGTAGAAAACAATCTGGGAAAACTACTTCATGTGAATTTATTCAAAGTCTTTTGCCAAACCAAGAAATCAAAATATATAACTTTGCAGATCCTTTAAAGCAGCTGTGCATAAACATATTAGGCTTAACACAAGAACAGTGTTATGGTACAGATCAAAACAAAAACGAAACCGTAGACTGCTATTGGCCAGGCACTGATGCACCAATGACGGCTAGGGAAGTTCTACAATATGTTGGAACGGACGTTTTTAGAAGGATGCAGCACCATGTTTGGTCATCAGCCACAATCAGACTAATAGAAAAAGAAAAACCAAAACTAGCACTGATAGCAGATTGTAGATTTCCTAACGAGGTTGACGCTGTTAAAAATGCTGGTGGTATGGTAATAAAACTTAATAGAAACCTGTATGAGTCCACACACGCAAGTGAAACAGCGTTAGACGAGAGTAACTACGACCAATCCAATTTTGATTTAGTGATCGCCAACCTTGATGGTGGTATTGAAGAAAAAAATAATATAATTAAAAACTTTCTCACACATAAAGGAATATTAACATTATAATTACATATTTTCGTAGCTCATCATATAATACTCATTGTATGTGCGAACAGCAATATTTGTTTGATTATGTTTTAGGTTATAGATCACCCTCTAATAAAAAAGCAGACAAGGGAACGATAGTTCATAAAATATTAGAAATCTTAGCTTTTGTAAAATTTACTCAACAAAAGGGAGAAAAAACTTTTACAGATGATATTGTAGGCGAAGTAGATGTAAACGATTATGATATTACTAAATTAAGTATACAGATTTATGAGTATTATACATCAAACTTTAATCATCATGAGTGGTCTGAAAAAGATCAAAAAGATTGTTTAAAGTGGGCACACAAAGCCATCACGTATGCCGATGGTATGTTTGACCCAAGGAATAGAGATATCCTCTATCCTGAACAGCAGTTTGATATAACTATAGAAAAGCCATGGGCTAAATATGATTATGGTGACTTAAAAGGCACATTGGCTATGAAGGGTACTATTGATTTAATCACTAGAGTTAATGATGACACATTAGAAATTATTGATTGGAAAACTGGTCGTAGACTTAATTGGGCAACTGGTGAGGAAAAGACTCAAGAGAAATTAGAAAAAGATCCACAATTAATGATCTATTTTTACGCAGCACAAAAATTATACCCAGAGATTAAACATTGTATAGTTACTATATATTTTATTAATGATGGTGGACCTTTTAGTATGACTTTTGATAGATCGGATATTATAAAAACAGAAGATTTGCTAAGAAAGAAATTCGAACAAATCAAGAAATGTAATAAGCCTAGATTAAGCAAAAGTTGGAAGTGTAAAAAATTATGTCACTATGGCAAAAATTCTTTTAACGATACCAAGATAACGCCAATGGTAGAGTATCGTGATGGTAAGTTGTGTGAAAAAGGAGAATTTATGACTATGTGTGAGCAAGTAAAGCATGATATAGAATTGAATGGAATTGATTCTGTGGTTGACGAGTACACTGTGCCGGGTTATCATGTAGGATATTACCAAGCTCCTGGAAGTACGGATTGAATGAAACATTATACGCCTTTGCATTTGCATACTCACTACTCTCTTTTGGATGGGTTGTCAAAACCTGAAGATGTCGCTAATAGGTGTTCTAAGTTAGGTGTGACTAGCTGTGCTATAACAGACCACGGCTCTATATCTGGATGCGTAAAGTTTTTCCAAACGATGAGACAGAACAAGATAAAACCAATACTAGGAGTAGAAT